AGAGGTTCATTAGAATAATGTGAAGCATTCAAATCTTTTACATTCGTAGTAGCTAACACAACTCTTGGCTCAATCATAATATTTCCTTTTAAATCGGCATTTGGATTCAACGCCGCTTGCGGGGAATTATTAATAAACTGAATAACCTTCAATAACGGATTTCCTTCCGTTGTTTCCACAGTACTATTGCACAAATCATCCAATATAACTCCTGTATGATGTGTTCGAAATTCAGACTGAAATTTATCAGCTTCGTTCAAAACTACAACAGAATCAGCTGACGCACGAAAATTATTGACTTTTAAAATGTATCGTGTGACGGCATTTGCTATCGACGATTTTCCTACCGACGATCCGCCAAATAGTAAAATTCCATAAGGTTTCATCCTAATAAAATCTTTCTGTGAGGCAATACGTTTTGCTTGTAAAATCTTCAACTCCTTCAATTTGGGAGTGTAATAAGCTTTTTCAGAATTAGCCTTAATGCTAGTTGTAGCTGCATCAATAGCTCTCTGTAAACGTAAATCGTATTCTTTAATATCATCGACGTCACAATTCTTGCCAGTCTCAAACAAGATATAACTTGATAAGACATAAGCATAATCTTCTTCAAAAACGCCATTAATAGCGTCCTCGTAAAAAGCCTTAAAGCCCTTCTCAGGAAAGGCCCAACAAGCTTTCACGAACAAAGAACAGAATTCGTAACACGCATCTAATAAATCAAATGGTTTAATTTTCTTTCCTAATTTACTAGGTGTAAAGATCTTATATCCCTTGATCTCAATTGAAAAATTTTCCAAAATTTCCAAAGAGACCAAAATGTCAAAAATCAAATTTAATTGTTTCACCAATTTACACGCTCGTAAATATCCTAGAGTGGTATAATGTTTATCTAAATCGATATCAATTTTCGATGAGATAAATTTAAGTAATTCACCAAGCCACTTCTTGCCTTTACCAAAGAATTTTTTAAAATATTCAGTATCCTCCTCGTCAAGATCACCTCCTGATTGGGAAGACATAGAACCAAATAAAAAATCTTTAGCTTCTTTCCATGGAGAATATACATATCCATACGTGGTATTAGGATTAGCCAAATCTGGAATTCCTAAATCCTCCATTAATTTCTTCATTTTTGGACTCTTAACTGCCTCAATGCAAATTCTTACAATAATGCTAAATAAGAAGCTAAGTGCATACCAAAATAGAAAAATAAACAAGCATTTGAAGAGCTGTAAATAAAAAGTAATAAACTCATTCAAATAATTTCGTTTAGATTGTTCTTCCTCCCCTGACTGGGAATCAAGACATTTCCTATTCGAAACTTGTTTCTTGGTGTTGTTGTTTTTAGCAGAATGTTTTTTGCATTCCGCAATATGATTAAATCTCCGTTGAGATG